GAAGCATGGATTAGTGGTGGTCCAATAACCGAGGAAAAAGATAATGTCGACAACGAATCAACAAGCGCTAGAGATGATGCAGAAACTTATGCAGAAGAAGACTAAACCCATGCCTGTCAGGGGTGAGCGTACTGCTAAAAACGCACAGAAAAAGCCTAAAAAATGAAAATGACAAAAGCTGGTCAGAAAAAAGTTGGCAAGGTCATAGGTGAATACAAAGAAGGCACATTGCATTCTGGTAAAGATGGCAAGGTTGTCAAGAATCCCAAACAGGCGGTTGCCATTGCTTTAAGTTCTGCTAAAAAAGTAATGAAAAAGAACAAGTGATATACTAAACCTACTCATTGTGAGTAGATACTAACCTTGACCAACCCTAGAGGAGTCAAACAAAATGGCACAAGTCGGAAGACCGATAAACAAATTACATCAGGAAGATGTACGCAAAAAAATACAGGTAAGTCAATTACTAAATGTTTTGCAAAATCATGCACTTGGCGTAGATGAAGAATTAAGTCCTACAAGGATGAAGGCAATTGAAATACTATTGCGTAAATCCATGCCTGATATGGCTTCAGTAACCATAAGTGGCGATCAAGACCAACCACTTCAGCACATTGTCACATGGGCGAAGTAATCGAAATTCCTTACTCTCCAAGGGAACATCAACTAAAGGTTCATGAGTTACTAGATGGCAATAGGTTTGCTGTCGTAGTGGCTCATAGGCGCTTTGGAAAGACTGTTGCGGCTCTTAACCACCTAATCCGTGAGGCGGTGCTAAACCAACAAGAGACACCCAGATACGCCTACATTGCTCCGACCTATGGACAAGCTAAGAGGGTGGCTTGGGACTACCTTGTTAAATACACACAACCTTTGGGTGGTACTAGCAACATCTCAGAGTTGCGAGTTGACTTCTGGGGTAGACGCATCCAGTTATATGGCTCTGACAATCCTGATTCCTTACGAGGACAGTTTTTTGATGGCGTGATTATTGACGAGGTAGGCGATCAAAACCCAAAAATATGGACTGACATTGTTAGACCTGCATTAACAGACCGCAAAGGCTGGTGCTTATTCATTGGTACACCAAAGGGACACAACCACTTCAAAGAACTGCGAGACAGGGCTGAGAAAGAGGAAGGTTGGGGTTTACTAGAGTTCAAAGCCTCTGAGACAGGGGTTGTGGATGATGTAGAACTCAAGGCTGCTCGTAACGAGATGGGTGAGGATAAGTACCGCCAAGAGTTTGAATGTAGCTTTGACGCTGCTGTAGAGGGTTCGTACTACGGAAAAATCCTTAACGAGTTAGAAGATAAGAAGCATATGCAAGAGATTCCTCACGAGGAAATCAGCAGAACTTTTACCGCATGGGATTTGGGTATGGGTGACTCAACATCTATCTGGGTTGCTCAGTTAGTAGGCACAGAGATCAGATTGATCGACTATTACGAGAATCATGGTGTTGGACTAGACCACTATGTGAAGTGGATTAAGGACAACGACTACGCAAAGGCAGAGCATATCTTGCCCCATGATGTCCGAGTCAGAGAGTTAGGTACAGGGAAAAGCCGTCTTGAGATGCTTGAGGAGGCAGGGTTGCAAGTCAAGATAGCACCCAGAATGAGCCTAGACGATGGTATTCAAGCAGTAAGGCGTATCTTGCCAAGGTGTTGGTTCAATGTGCCAAGGGTACAGACTGGACTTAATTGCCTGAGAAACTACCGCAGAGATTACGATGAGAAGCGTAAGATTTTCTATGAAAGACCACTTCACGATTGGTCAAGTCATGGAAGTGACAGTTTTCGCTACTTAGCCCTTGGACTTGATGAAGGTCACAGCACATGGTCTAAGCCTATTAACCAAGCACCGAAATGGATTGTGTAATGTATGTAGAACGACAAGGGGTCAACTTTTCCCCAAAGATAAAAGAACTTGAAACTCGACTCGAAATGTTAGAAAATGTGGTAAAAGCATTACAATTGGAAAAGCCCAGAATGGGTCGCCCCCCAAAGGACAAACATGGCACAGAACGAGTTGAAGTCAATACTACAGGCAGAGATTGACGATTCTATCGGCTACATCGAGAGCGAGACTGTAGATCAACGAAAACAAGCTCTACAGGCTTACTTGCGTCAACCTTACGGAAACGAGGTAGAAGGCAAGTCTCAGATCGTTACTGGTGAGGTAGCTGAAGCCATTGATGGCGCATTGCCTAGCCTAGTCCGTATCTTCACAGGCTCAGACAATATTGTTGTTTTTGAGCCACAAGGACCACAAGACGAAGCGTCTGCCAAACAAGCCACAGACTACTGTAACTGGGTTTTAAACCGAGACAACGAAGGTGTAGCAATTCTGCACGACTGGTTTAAAGATGCTTTGCTACAGAAGAACGGCATCATAAAAGCCTATTGGGAAGACAAAGAAGACATCACCAAAGAGCGTTACTACAACTTGTCTAGCGATGAACTAGCCATGTTGATGAGCGATGAGAGCATGGAGATTGTCGAGGAAGATACGACAGAGTTTCCTATCTTTGACCCAATGGGACAGCCAGTTGTTGACCCGATGGGTATGCCAGTTATGGGTTCTACCTCCAATGTCGTAGTCCAAAAGAAAAAGAAATCAGGCAAGGTAACGATTGAGAATGTCCCACCAGAGGAGTTCTTGATTAGCAAAAATGCTCGTACTATTGCTGATAGCCCATTCGTAGCCCATCGTCAAATGATGACTCGTAGCACTTTGATTGCTATGGGATTCAACAAAAAGCAAGTTGAAGGTTTGGCAATGGGTGATGCTCTTGCCTACACACCAGAGCGTGTGGTTCGTTTCTCTGCGGGTGAGCAGCCTTACCAAGTTCAGACTGATGACCCATCCATGCAAGAGATTGAGGTCTTTGAGTGCTATGTCAAAACTGATATAGAGGGCAAAGGTATTGCTTCACTCGTTCAAGCGTTCTATGCCTCAAACGAGATTCTTGAGGACGAGAATGGTAAGGAAATGGTTGAGGAAGTGGACTATGTGCCATTCCACTCAATCTGCCCTATTCCAATTCCGCACAAGTTCTTTGGCAACTCACTTGCTGACAGAACAACAGACTTACAGTTAATTAAAACGACTATCACTCGTCAAATGTTGGATAATTTATATCTGACAAACAATGCACGAGTTGTCGCTGTTGAAGGGCAGGTAAACCTTGACGACTTGCTTACATCTACTGCTGGTGGTGTTATTCGTGCTAAGTCTCAAGGTGCTGTTCAACAACTTGTAGTCCAGAATGTAGCATCTCAGGCTTTCCCAATGCTTCAGTACTTGGATACAGTCCAGTCAAAGCGTACTGGTGTATCTGATGCTTCTCAGGGATTAGACCCTGCTATCTTGCAGAATGTGACTGCTGCGGCTGTTGCTTCTATGCAACAAGCTGGCGCAGGTAAGATTGAACTAATGGCTCGAATCTTTGCTGAGACAGGTGTTAAGTCTCTGTTCCAAGGCATCTTGCATCTTCTCTGCAAGTATCAGGACAAGCCTCGTTTGGTTCGTATGCGTGGTGAGTTTGTAGAGTTTGACCCTCGCACATGGGCTAACCAATACGATGTTTCAATCAATGTTGGTTTGGGTGCAGGTAACAGACAAGAACAGATGGCTATGCTGTCGATGGTTCTTGCCAAACAAGAGCAGTTGATTGCTCAGTATGGTCCTGCTAATCCTTATGTTTCACCTGCACAGTATCGTGGCACTTTGGGTCGTATGGTTGAGATTGCAGGGTTTAAGGACTCTGCTGAGTTCTACAAGGCTATTACACCAGAGCAAGATCAGGCTTTGAGCAATCCTCCTCCACAGCAACAACAAATGCCTCCAGAGGTTCAAGCTATCATGGCTAGAACACAGGCTGAGATACAAGCCAACCAAGCCAAAGCACAAGCTGACATTCAGTTGAAGCAACAGCAAATGCAGATTGACATGGAGATGGCTCAACAAAAGGCAGGTCTTGAAATGCAATTGATGCGTGAGAAAGAGGCTGCTAAGTTGATGCTTGAGCGTGAGAAGCAACAGGCTTACTTTGCTATGAAACAGCAAGAGTTTGAGGTTGAGGCTCAATTGAAAGCAATGAAGGTGGGTGCTGGCATTACTAGCAATGTAGAAATTAAGGGCTAATCATGGCAATCAGAAACTTGCTTCAAGATTCCATGGTTGATGGAATGGATGCTGACAATGAGTTGACTGGTCTGATTCCTGTCTCTCAAAAGCCTACAGTAGATACATCGGTCATTGATAACTTAACAAAGCAAATCCTTGCACAAAACACTTCTGACAAGTGGCAAGGTGGTGTAGATGCTAAGACTGCTGCTAAAGACATGGCTAAGATCATGGCTGGCATTGGCATTACTGATATTCGTCAGTTTGGCATCATTGAAGCCCCTGCCTCGGTTGAGGTAAAGCAAGATGGCAAAGGTGGTTTTGTTGATGAGCAAGGCAAACCAGTTGACCCATCATTGGTGACAAACCAAAGCTACTCTATGGAGGGTGGTGATGTCAGTTACTTCACAGCGCCAATTGGTAAGTCTCAGAACTTTGGAAATAAGGTAACTGGTCAATTAGTGCCTAACACCTATGGTGAGCGCCAAGGCGGTAATGCCTTTGGTGGCACTTATGAGGGCAAAGGAAATACTGGCTACCGAGTTGACTTTACTCCTGACGGCACACCTATTTTCTACACTACTGGCGCTTCTAGTAGCGATGTGCAAGACTGGATGCCATTGCTTCAGTTAGGTCTTGCTGTAACTGGTGCAGGTGGTTTGCTTGGCAATGCTTTGTTAGGCTCTGGTGCAAGTCAGGTTGCATCGAATGTACTTGGTAACGCTATTCTTGGTGGAACGACTACTGGCATTGCTGGTGGCAATATCCTCAAGGGCGCATTGACTGCGGGTCTTGCGGCAGGTATTGCTCCTGCAACAGAGATGGTGCTAGGCAAGATTCCAGACTTTAACGCATTGTCAAACCCTGTAAAAGCGGCTGTGACCAATGCTGTAAGTGGCACGATTATGAACAAGGGTGAGATTACACCTGCTGTTCTAGTGTCTGCTTTGACGGCTGGTTTAGGTGCGGCAGGTAAGGACGCTGAACTCAAGAAGTTTGAAAGTGAAATGACTGAGAGTGGTCTTGCGGGTCAGACTTCTATTACTGACGAAGATTTAAAGTCTTTAGGTCTGACAAGCGAAGTTACGCCTACTTCTGGAACACAAGCAACAACTCCAAGCGTAACAAGTTCGTCTGATTTAGTTTCTATATTGGCACAAGAAGCAGACAATTTTGGTGCTAACAGTCTTGAGTCGCCAATTCCAAGTTGGGTAACAACGACTGGCGATGAGGTTGTGACTGGCTCTCGTGTTGATAGCCAAGGTCAAACTCGTTATGAGATCAGTAGGATTAACCCTGCTGACCCAAAAAATCCTCTTGTCTATGAAGCTGTTTTAAATCCTGAGACAAACCAAGTAACTTATGAATGGGGTGGTGAGATAGTAGATGCTGAAGGAAATTTAGTTCCTGATGTTACAACTACATCTAGTGGTTCTAAGCCATCATGGACTTATGACCCTTATGCTCAAAATACTGTTATTGCAGGTCAAGCAACAAGTCCAACAGCAAATCAAATTACATTGGACGATGTGACAAGGGTTTTGAGTAGCCAGAACTACGCAAGACCAGAGGACATCCAAGCTGCTATCAATAGCATCAATATCCCTCAAGGAATAACAAACCAAGATGTTCAGTCAATCGTTTCTACCGCATTGGCTAACAACCCATCATTGACAACAGATCAAGTTACTCAGATCGTCAATAATGCTGTTACAAACATTCCTAAAGGCTTAACTGCTGACGATGTAACCAAAATTATTGGTGGTCAAAACTTTGCAACGCCACAAGACATTCAATCTGCAATCAGCAACATCAAGATTCCACAAGGCTTGAGTTCTACTGATGTACAGTCGATTGTGTCTAATGCTTTGGCAAACAATCCAAGCCTGACAACAACTGATGTCCAAGCAATTGTTAACGATGCTGTGTCAAAGATTCCTGCTGGCTTGAGTGCTTCTGATGTTACAAACATCTTGAGCAAACAAAACTTTGCCACTCCTCAAGACATCCAGACAGCAATTAACAGCATCAACATCCCACAAGGTTTGTCTGAGCAAGATGTTAAGACAATTGTTTCTAATGCCTTTGCAAGCAATCCTAGCTTAACCAGTACGCAAGTTTCTCAAATTGTTAATAGTGCAATTTCACAAATTCCGTCTGGTTTAACAGCAAGCGATGTGCAGTCAATTGTTGGTACTGCTGTGTCTAAATTGCCAGCCGCACCTACTACTCAAGACATCATCAATATCATTGGTGGTCAAGGTTTAGCATCTACTGCTCAACTTACCCAACAAGGTCAAGACTTGATGGCTGCTTTAAGAGCGCAAGGTGTGGACTACAACACAGCGCTTAATCAAGCCATTCAAGCACAATCGACAGGATTTACCACTTCAATCAATGATGTGATTAAACAAATTGGTGGAGTGCAAACAGGACTTGAATCACAACTTGGCGGTGTTCAGACTAACCTTGAGTCACAGTTAACTTCTCAGGGTAAAGCCTTGATGGACTCATTGCAAAAGCAAGGACTTGATTACCAAACAGCATTGAATGAGGCACTAGCTTCACAAGCAAGCCAATTCCAAAATCAAATAACTGGTGTACAAACTGGTCTTGAGTCGCAACTTGATGCACAAGGCAGACAATTCCTTGAGGCATTGCAAGAGCGTGGTGTTGATTACAAAACAGCTTTGGATGAGGCTATTGCCCAACAAACCGCAAAGTATGAAACATCTCTTGGTGAGGTTAAAACAGGCTTTGAAGAACAGTTAGCTAAGTCAACTGCATCTACCTCTGCTGACTTGGCTAAATTGATGTCAACCCTTGGTTTGGTCGGTTCAACGATTAGCGCCATTCAAGCGGCTAACACTCCAAAGACTTACACATATAACTTGGCAGACCCATCTACATGGGGTAGCCCTGTCTATAACAAGACACCTAATCCTGTTACGCCAATGACTGCTTTAGACTTTGGCAACAGAGAGATGCTTAGAGGTACACAATGGGAGAAGTTCTTAGACCCTAACTATGGTCAAGTCCCTCAACCAGTACAGTTTAATCAACCCACAAACATGGGTTATAACCAATTGATGAACATTTTGGGTACTAGCGCAAATACATTGCCAAGCCAAAGCCTCTCAATCAACGATGTAATTTCTGGAATACAAAACCAATATGGACAAACACCTACTGGCTCAATGGGCTAAGAATCTGTTAAATGATGACTTTTTCAAAGAAGTCATAGATAATTTGAAAAAACAACAGATTAGTGTGATAATTAACACAAATGCAAGTGACATTGGTGTAAGAGAAGACTCTTATCGAAACATCAAAGCAATTGAGTTGCTTACAGGACACCTAGAAGGTTTAGCCTCGGAAACTGTAATCAGAGATAAGAAGTGGAAGATTTTGTAATTCTGTTGCGTAAAAGCAACACCGCAGTTCAGACGGATTCTGACGATTTTTGAGATGACAAATGGAAAACACCAACCCACAAGGGAGTGAAAGCCTAAATGTAAACCAAGCCGCTTCAGCGTTTGAGAGTTTAATGGGTGATTCAGAGGAAGCTGACAACAGCCAAGCCGAAGGTCAAACAGAGGAACTTCAAGCGGGTGATGAAGTTGAGCAAGAGTATGCGGAGGAATCCGAGGAAATTGCGCCCAAGCCTAGATATAAAGTCAAGGCTGCTGGTGAGGAAATCGAGGTTGACGAAGATGAACTCATCAAAGGTTATCAACAAGGTGCGGACTACACTAAAAAGTCTCAGGCACTAGCTGAACAGCGTAAGGCACTCGATGCCGAGCGTAGTCATCTAGAGCAAGTGAAACAAGAGCGAATGGCTTATGCCCAGAAGTTGAAGGCTTTGGATAGCTTCCTAAGTCAGCAAGATCAGGGTGTGAACTTAGATGTTCTAAAGGAAACAGACCCCATTGGCTATGCCGTGGCGGTAGCTGAACAGAGTCAGCGTGAGAAGCAGTTAGCAGTAGTTAGAGCCGAACAGCAACGCCTTGCCCAACAGCAACAAGCCGAGCAACAAGCCTCTCTGCAAAACCATCTCCGTCAAGAATCTGAGAAGCTAGTGAGTCTGATTCCTGAGTTGGCTACGCCACAGGGTGATGCGGTTCGGAAACAAATCCGTGACTATGCGAAGTCTGTTGGTTGGACTGACCAAGAACTCAGTTCCGTATATGACAGTCGTGCTGTGGTGAGTTTGTATAAAGCAATGAAGTATGAGCAACTTCAAAAGAGCAAGCCTGAGTTAACCAAGAAACTCCAAGCTGCTCCTAAGATGATGCGATCTGGAACTTCAGCGCCTCCTACAAAGTCGTCACAAGATAAACAGGTAATGCAGAGGTTGCGTGAAACTGGCAAAGTCCAAGACGCTGCTAAAGCATTTGAACGATTCTTTTAATTTTGGAGTTTTAAAATGGCTACATATCAAACCTATACCGCTATCGGTATGCGTGAAGACCTCTCTGATGTAATCTATAACATCAGCCCCACAGACACACCTTTCATGTCTTCTATCGGCAAGACAAAGGCTACTGCTGTTCTGCACGAGTGGCAGACTGACAGCTTGGCTGCTGCTTCTTTGAGCAACTACGCAGTCGAGGGCGACACCGCTTCTGACGCAACTATGTCTCCGACCACTCGTGTTGGCAATCGTTGCCAGATTGCACAGAAAACTGTAAAAATTTCTGGCACTTTGCAAGCTGTTGACAAAGCTGGTCGTAAGTCTGAAAAGGCTTATCAGTTGGCTAAGGCTTCTAGCGAAATCAAGCGTGACATGGAAACCTCTTTGTTGAGCAACCA